AATCGTTACGAAATATATCGATCAGGCGATCAAAAGATCAATTTATACTATTCAAAGAAACGCCGTGCCGTTCACTCCGGTTGATACTGGGTTTTTAAGAAGATCATATAGCGCGGAATTTAGTCCGTTGAGAGGTGTTTTATCGCCGACCGCGCCTTATGCGATATTTGTTCACGAAGGAACGTATAAAATGACCGCTCGGCCGTTCTTGCGCCAAGGAATTGACGAATCGAACTCAGAAATTAATAAAGAATTCGAGGTCGGATTAGAGAACGCATTAAACGAAGTAGCGGATAAAGGACGATAATGTTTAAAACAATCAAAGATAAAATTGTTGCAAAATTAATTGCTATCGATGAGATCGCCGAAGTTAATGATTATGCGAAAGTCGGTTTTCAGTCAAACCCGGCCGTCAACGTAATTGCCATGGGTAATACCGGCGAATTTTGGTCGGTCGCCGATAACCAACGATCTTATAATTATTCGGCATGGGTTTTTGTTCCTTTAAAGGGAAATCCGAAACAGGCCGAATATGATAATTCAAAGCAACAAGCCGAAGAAGTTCTCTGGGATGTCGTTGACGCCATATTGACAGCGTTCGATGAAGATATAACATTAGATAGGACAGTTAATTTTATGAGAGCCGCGTCATCGTCGCCGGAAGTTGCCGAGATTGAAGATAGTTTTGTGTTGATATCAGAAGTAAAAATTCAAGCAATTAAAAATATAAGTGTTAGATAAAAAAGGAGAATTATGGACGAGTTATTTGTAGGTCGCAGGGGCAGTTTAGGGATGGCCCTTGAAGATGAAAGAGGAGTCGCGAACGTTTCGACTCATTGGATCCCTTATAAAGAGATAACTTTCGATAGCAAATCGGAGAAGAAACTTCTCAATGGCGCAATCGGCAGTATTCAAAGTTCGAGAGGGGCTAAAGTCGTAAAAAAATACGCACAGGGCGGATTTACGGCTGATCTCGATGATAGTGCGATCGGATTGATCCTTTGCGCATTATTTGGTCAAACTCCGGTAACAACCGGGACAACGAATAAAACGCATACGTTCGCGATTAAAGAGGGAAATACTCATCAATCATTATCGTTATTCGTTCAAGATCCGAATATAGCGGCAACTTTCGCCCTATCGATGTTGAATAAACTCGAGATTACTGTTGAACCTTCCGGAATAGTCGAATATAAAGCGGAATTCAGAAGTCAATCAGGCGACGACGCGGTAGTAACGACCCCGGATTATACAAACGTCGGAAATACGATCCTTCACAGTGATACAGCGATCAAGATCGCGACAAACGAGTCCGGATTAGGTGCCGCAACCGCAATCAAGATCACTAAACTAGTTTTGACGTTCGATAAGAATGTTCAAGATTTCAACGATCTAGGCGCTCTTGATTCATCCGAAATTGTTAATAAACAATTCCAGGTCAGCGCACAAATCGAACTTGGATTCGTAAACGCCGATTATCGAGATCTGATGTTATCAGAAGATAATAAAGCGGTTCAGATTACATTCACAGTCGGCGCGAATAATTCTCTAGCGTTCACGTTACCGGTCGCCTCGGTTATGAGTTGGAAACCTGAAAAGAAACTCGACGATATCGCCGTTGAAACGATTGAAATTGAAGGCCATTGGTCAACAAGCGCGGATTCAGTAAAAGCGATATTGAAGAATCAGGAAGATTACGCATTATCGGAAGAATCTCCTGCATAAAGAGTATAATTAACGAGAGGGATCGGTTGCTTCCACCGATCCCTCGACTAGGGGAGCAAACAAAATGGAATTTATAGAATTACAAACACCGATCGAAAAACATAAGGTCAAAATCAAAAAGTATTTGACCGGGCGCGATTCAAAAGAATTGAACGCTTTAATGTTGAAGGGAATTGATTTCAGCGAAGTTATTGTCAAAAAAAATCCCGATGGAACGCTTGACGAATCCGGCGCGAACGAATTACTAAAACAGGTTAAGGGTGATAAATTATTCGAAACGATTGATAAACAGGTTGAAGTCATGGTCGTCGAAGTTGACGGATCAACCGAGGGCGTTTATGACAAGGTTCTCGATATGCACTCTGATGATTATGATTTCGTAGTTAATGAAGTAACGAAGATCGTCAATATCCTTGACATGGCTAAAAAAAAAGTATCATAGAAGATCAGTATTGGAAGATACTTCATCGAGGAAAGGGAGTTCTTGAGCCGGAAATGATAGTCGCGAATCTATGTTATGAAATGAAATGGACTTATGATGAATATCTTGATCAGCCGATATGGTTCGTCGATTTAATCAGATTGAAAATGCAACTAGAAGGCGAATATCAAAATAAACAAAAGTAAAAAAGAAAAATGGCAAATTTAAATCTACAAGCAGTCATAACAGCGAAAGATCAAACGGCAGGGGCTTTTAAATCTGCCGAATCTAACGTTTCAAGTTTCGGATCTAAATTTGCCGCGATCGCCGGAACCGCTTTAAACGTCGCTGGTGTTGTCGCCGGTGCCGTCGCAACCGCCGGGGCTTTTGCAATTAAATCGGCCGGAGATATGGAGATGTTGCGAACTTCGCTTGACACTTTGACCGGATCGGCAGAAAAAGGCGCAAAGATCTTTTCAGATTTGAATAAATTCGCGGCATCAACGCCATTTGAAACAACAGATCTAGCGAAAGCGTCGCAAACAATGCTTTCTTTTGGAATTGAAACGTCGAAAGTTATGCCTTATCTCCAAATGCTCGGCGACGTATCAATGGGGAACCGCGATAAATTATCCGGATTATCCCTGGCGTTCTCGCAGGTTCAATCAACAGGCCGTCTAATGGGTCAGGATCTCTTACAGATGATTAATCAAGGATTCAATCCGCTTACTATCATCGCGCAGAAAACCGGGCGTTCTATGACCGATCTAAAAGGCGATATGGAAAAAGGAAAGATTTCGGCCGAAATGGTCGCCGACGCGTTCAAAACGGCAACATCAGAAGGCGGTTTATTTTATAAAGGAATGGAACGCGGATCAAAGACGTTTCAAGGCGTCGTTTCCACGTTGAAAGATAACGTCGGGATGATCGCGCGATCAATCGTCGGATTATCGGCAACCGGCGAAGTCGTCAAAGGCGGTTTATTTGATAAAGTTTCTCAAGCGGCACAAGTTATGGTCGTCTGGTTAGATAAGAACCGGGAATCAATTCAATTAATCGGAGGCGCGATTTTAGGCGGATTAGTAACCGCAATAACGACTTTGGTCGGGTGGGTTTATAATACAATTGTCGCAATCGTCGATTTCTTCACGAAAAATCAACAAGGGATCGCAATCATCAACGCCGTTAAAATGGCATTAGATTATATCTGGCAAGCGTTTTTACAGGTTTGGAAATCGTTACAAGAAAATTTGATCCCGGCTCTTCAAAGATTATGGGAACAGATAGGGCCGATTTTAGGACCGGCGTTGAAGATCCTCGGCGAAGTCGTCGGCATAATTCTTGTCGGCGCGATCGTAACATTAGCGCGGATTTTAGAATTTTTAATAAATGTTTTCTCGGTTTTATTCAACTGGATATCTTTTAGTATAGAAAAGACAAAGCAATTATGGGATGCATTATCTCAAACTTGGTATATTCAGAATTTGGCTAAAGGATTTCAATTCTGGGTCAACGTTTTAAAGGATGTTTGGGATTGGCTCGTAAAAGTTGACGCGAAGATCAGGGACTTCGGCGGAAAAGCGGCCGGGGCAATTAACGCGGTATTTGGAGGCGGTCGTGCTTCTGGTGGCCCGGTATCGGCCGGGACAACTTATGTGGTCGGTGAAAATGGTCCTGAATTATTTACCCCGGGCAGATCTGGAAACATCATTCCGAACGGCGCAGGCGGTGGAATCGTAATTAACATAGAGAACGTTAATGCCAGGAACGAACAAGAAGCTAGGGCTTCTGTAAATATGATCGGGCGCGCGCTAGAATTAAATAGAATCGGGGTTTAAATGGATACAGTTATTTTAAATGGTTTAAATTTAACAGCCGAAAATTATCATATTACGAGTGTTGATAATGATTTATTAACCGAAGCGAAAATTAATACCTATATCATCCCAAGGGGGGATAAATCGAAATCGGTTTCCCGTGATCTTGGCGCGAAAAATATCGTTTTAAACGGATATATCGTCGCATCAACGCCCGAAGATTTATTAAATAAATTAGATATTTTGAAAAAAACAGCATATTCGACGAATATGGTTCTTTCGATTACTTACGGATCTTCATCCCGTCAATATATAGTCGATTTCGTTTCATTTTCCCCGGTAGAAAAAAATATAACATATATAGAATATTCTTTGACATTATCCGCCAACGATCCGGCCGGTCAATCAATAATCGCAACAGACGTTGATTATCCTGCTGTTACAGGAGATCTTTCCGAAACTATTAATTTTTCCGGATCATTCAAACCGGAACCGAATATCGAAATAACAATTAATTCTGAAACAGATTTGACCGAAATTGCATTAACTGTAAATGGAAATACATTGACGATGACCGAAGCGTTCGACGTGGATGACGTGTTATTGATTAATATCGCCGAAAAAAAAGTTTTATTAAATGCGACCGAAATTGATTTCGAAGGCGCGTTTCCTGAATTCGTTCCGGGCAATAATATCGTTTTAATCGAGTTTACTTCGACCGTTCATAACGCGGATATAAATTTTAATTATTATTCGAAATGGCTATAAAACGAAAACAATATCTTTATAAGGTTTATAAACCAGACGGCGAATTTGTTTCGAATTTAAACGACGTTATATCGGAACCTAATTTCGATAAAAAGATTAATGCGTCATTAGGCGAATTAACTCTTCGATTAGCGCGGAAATTCGATTCGTTCGGCGAAGAAGTCGATATTACATTAAATTATGAAATTCGGATCACTTGCGTTGATTTCGAAGCCCCGAACGGGATTATCGTTTATTCTGGATATATATCCGGCTATAAACCCGTTTTAAATGAAGATAGCGAATATGTTGAGATAACTCTTTTACCTTTTGTTACTAGTTTAGAAGATGATATTTTGAATAACGCAGGCGTAACAACAGTTGCATATTCTTCGCAAGATCCGAACGATATATTATCGGACATTATTTCAAAATATGCCGGTAAAATCACTAAACAAGCAGGAACGGATGTCGGGGTCGTAGTATCATATTCATTCAATACGACGACTTATCTTCAAGCGATTAAAAAATGTCGTGATTTATCGGCGTTTGGTTGGTATTTTTATATTGACGCTTCAAACGAACTAGTATTCAAAGAGGTTTCAGAAACGCCGGATCATATTTTAACAATTGGTAAAGATATTTTATCAATTCAACCGGAAAAAAGAATCGAGAACGTCAAAAATACTGTTTTATTCGTAGGCGACGGAATTTTCAAAAAATACGAACGATCTGGTTCGATCTCCGCTTATGGCCGGAAAGTCGCTATCATTCAAGATAACCGGGTTTCAGTTGAAGCGACGGCCGATATTATGGCGACGAAATTATTAGATGAACAAGAATCGCCGGAGATCAGGACATTATTAAGGGTTTTAGATAGTAATTCAGATTCGAAAGGATATGATATCGAATCGTTTAAGCCCGGGGATATAATAAAAATCGAAGGATTCGGAACGGATTATCCTCAAAGCGTTTTTGATACGAGTATTTGGGATGAAACATCTTGGGATTATTCGGTTTCATACGCGACGAGAAACCCGATGCAGATCGTTTCGATTAAGTATTCGCCGGATGAAGTAGAATTAGAATTGTCATCAAAGCCGATCCCGGTTCAATCACGCGTCGAAGATATTTATCGATTTATGCAACAAAATATAAATAACGATAACCCGTCGGAGCCAACAATATGAAAATAAAACCGAATTTTTGTTCAATTTGCGGAGATCAGATTATAGATAAGGGGAAACCTTTATCGAATTATACATGTAAGTTAGTTGAATTGACCGGTGGACATACGACACATATCGCAATCTGTAAAAAGTGTAAACCGAATATGACTACTAAAGATTGGGAAAAGCTAGTAGAATTAAACATGAATTATTTAGCCAACGATACGGATCAGCCACGATTGAAAGAAGTTTATAAAAAAATGAAGTTTAGAAAATTCAAATCGGAAGCAGTTAAGGAAATATAATGTATATCTTCAGCCCCTCAACAGTAATCAAATCGTCAGAAGTGAACGCGAACTTTCAGGAAGTTTTGGGTATGGCCGGGGAAATGAGATTGTTCGGTGGATCTGCCGCGCCGTCTGGTTGGTTATTATGTCAAGGCCAAGCGGTCAGCCGTGTTACTTATGCCGCACTTTATAATATCATTGGAACTATTTACGGCGAAGGCAACGGATCATCGACTTTCAACGTTCCGGATCTCCAGGACAGGGTGCCGATCGGTAAATCAGGATCAAGGGCATTAGGTTCGACGGGTGGATCTGAAACAGCCGCGCATACACATGCAGGCCCTAACCATACGCACCAGCAAGGCGCTCATAGACACCAAGAGATGACTGATGCAGACGGGGGTTATGGCGGAGGAAATAGACAAGTTCAGGCATCTGGCGCGGCAGGCCATAACGACACTGGCGACGGAGGCCCGGGAACTAATACTTATGCGGCAGGCACCGGTAACACGAGCGAAACATCTCCTTCGGTCGTTCAACCTTATCAAGCGATTAATTATATTATTAAAATTTAAGGAGTGAATATGAAATTCACGGATAGATTAAAAAAAGCAATTAGATTGATTGCGACGAAAGACGACGATCGCCCGGCCGGGAATTGGTCGACTTTCGCTTTTGGTGGATTAAACGGCGAACATTATCCAACGCCCGGGGCTTCGGCTTATATGAACGAATATACTTCTTGGGTTTTCGCGAACGTTGATCGAATCGCGAAGGCCGTTTCCGTTATCAATTTTAGATTAATGAAAGTCGGTAAAGGCGACAAAGTTGAAGAAGTCCCGACTCACGAAATGCTCGAACTTCTTTATAGACCGAATCCGTTTACGACTAAGTCGGATTTTATTAAAACATTGACGACTTATCTTTATATGTCAGGAGAAGCACCGATCAGATTAAAACGAAATAACCCTCTTAACCCGAAAGAAACCCCAAGAGAATTATCGTTAATCAAACCGGATGATTGTATCGTCAAGGTCGGCCGAACAACCGATCATTATGAGATTTTGACCGGGTATGAAGTGAAGAATCCGAAACAAGATTATAAACTGAATCCGTGGGAAGTTGTTTTTATTAATAACATCAATCCTAAAAATCCGTGGAGAGGTGTCGGCGTTATTGAAACCGCCGCTAAAACGATTGACGCATTAAATTATGCCGAAGATTTTAATCTGAATTTCTTTCAGAATTCGGCCGTTCCAGATGCCGCGTTTTATACCGATCAGGAGTTGACCCCGGAAGTTCTCGAAAGATTAAAGAATAATCTAAATACTGAATATAAATCGTATAAGAATTCGCACAAGACGATGATCCTTGAGCAAGGATTGAAGATCGAAAAACTTCAAAATACCGCAAAGGATATGGATTTCGTCGAACAACAGAGATTTATGCGCGATAAATTAATGGCGTTATCCGGAACGACTAAATCGATTCTCGGGCTTGTTGAAGATGTGAACCGCGCCAACGCCGAAGCGTCGGAATATATTTTCACTAAATATACTGTTAAACCATTAATGGCCCAAATCTGCGAATATCTCAACGAATACCTCCTCCCGATCTTTGATATCAAAGGAGAATTATTCTTGACGTTTGATGATCCGGTTCCAGAAAATACCGAAATGAAATTAAAAGAAATTGAAACCCGGGATAAAGTTCACGCGAACTCGATTAATGAACTTCGAGAAAAATTCGGCGATGAACCGGTTGACGGAGGCGATGTAATATATATGCCGATAGCCCTTCAACCTATGGGATCAACGTTAAGAGATCCGAACGCCGTCGCGAAAGAATATGTCGAATTAAAGGTTGCCCGAAGAAAATCGGTTCGCTATCGCGAAGATATAATCAAATTAAAGAATAGAAATCTGCGAAGAAATAAACTCGTCGCCGATCTAAAAAAGAAGATCGAAAAAGTGATCTATCAAGATTCTGTTTATAAGGTAAAAAAATATAAATCGATTCTTGATAAAAAAGATTACGACAAATATATTGATACAATTTTATCGAAGGCCGTCGAAAGTGATTCAAGATTGAAGAACGTTATCGTTAAAATCTACGAAAAGCAGGAACAACAGATTAAAGCGAAATTACGAAATAAATCGTTCAAAAATAAATCGGCCGATGATTTAATGTTCAACCAGGAACAGGTTATCGAGGCCGGGATTAATCTCGTTACTCCGGTTATTGAAGCGATTATCCTCGAACAAGGCGCAGAAGCGTTTGATCTCCTCGGGGTTGAAACACCTTATAAACTATTGGAAGAAGCCCGAAGATATCTCGAATCAGAACCAGAACGATTTGTCAAATCGATGAATAATACCGCTTACGAAAAGGTTCGAAAAGCATTAGCCGAAGGATTGACCGAAAATGAATCAATCCCTCAATTACTCAAGAGAGTTAATGAAGAATATCAATTCTTGACCGAAACTCAATCAAAGGCCGTCGTTAGATCTGAAGTTTCCCGGGCTATGGGATTTGCTCACGTTGACGCTTATAAACAATCCGGGGTCGTCGAAGGTAAAGAGTGGGTTGTTACGAAAGATGATCGATTATGTGAATTCTGCGCCGCTATGCCGGAATTATATAAAAAGAGAACAATCCAAAAGTTAGACGAGCCGTTCTTCAAACTAGGCGAAGAAGTTGAAGGGATCGATCCCGTAACCGGAAAGAAAAACGGA